CGATGAGTTATAATAAGTAATGTAAGAACACTCGCTGAGGAATGAAATGGGAATCAAACCCACAGACTTAGGTAAAGACTTTATCAAGTCTGGCAACCGACTTATCACACAACCTTCCTCTGATGCACTTCTAAAGAAGGCAGCAGAAGAGAAGAAAGAAGATAAGAAATAATAAGAGGAGGGCCTTCCCTCCTTTTTTATTGCCTAATAAACTTCTGAGATATCAATCTCACTCTTCCTGTTCTGAGGAAGATTCTTTGCGTACTTAGTTGTCTCTCTTTGATAATCAAAGATGTACTTAGGATCTATAATGTATATCTGTCCCTTCTTATCATTCAGTCTCATCTCATACTCATAGTTACTAACAGCAACAGGGAGACTGGTAAGAAATGCATTCTCTGTTGGTGTGGATGGATACCTATAAACAAAGTCAGATGTAACTATCAACCCACCAGGGAGAACAAGATTGTCAGCCCCATCAAAAGTCTCTACAGTTTCATAGTGGTGGGCGTCCCCTTGTTTGTTACCATACTTCTTAGTAATAAAGTCTTCAAGTTCGAATTGTGACAAGGGCCACTGATTATAGAAATCAGTGATGTCGTTTATCTGAAGGATTACCCAATAAAATTGTTCGTCACCATACTTACTATAAGAAATTTGATCTGGTCTCTCTCCATTCTTTACAATATAAGGAGTGTAAAGACTGTTCTCCGACAGAAGATCTTCTTTGATTCTTAGGAGTCGAAAGAAGTCTTTGATCTTGATAGTGTCTTCTCTCCCAGCATGATTGGATCTGAGAGTGTAAGTGATGTCTGGAAAGTCTTTGAAATACTTAGGTGTTGACATTAGAAACCTTGGTTACCCCCTTCTTCATGATCTTCACGAGTAATAATATCCACTTCCTGAAATTTCAGGGACAGTGCAGTGACAACTGGCATTCCGTCAGTGAACGTTTGGTGCATGTTAGATGATGCATTGGCCTGAACAGTAACCCCCAGGAGTGCACTCCTCTTGAATTTATTCATGTTATCGTTCTCTTGTCCTGTGGACATCATGTATTTGATAGTCCAAATCTTTGGAACCTCTAACATATCACCTTTAATTAAAGGTGAACTCCACTTCTTAAATTCAAGAATGATTTTATTGATAGTTTGTGATTCCTGTTCTGACTTTGGGATCAAATTAAAGTTGAAATCAAATCCTCTCAAGGTTGGACCTTGATAGAGAAGTTCAACATTAGGATTATAAATTTGTCCTTTCTGAATTGCGATTAAGTTATTACCAGATCCTGCTGTTGCTGCACCAATTGCCTCGATGCCAAACTGTTTAAGTGATGGAATAGATTTCTCTCTAACTGATTGTAGTTGTTCTTTAAATCCATCAACAATTCCATTTATAGATGTATCATCAGTACCCAGAGCGTTAACAGATGCGGCCAATCCAACACCGATCCCACCTATAAGTTGCCCCAAAGGTCCACCAAAACTTCTATCTTGCCAGCTGTTCTGTTGACCCACAGCAGGAGTTGAGTTTGGCATGTAAAGAATTACTGGTGACCCAACAGGTGCACCTTGGTTTGAGGATCCTCCCGCGTTTGGGCCCTGACCTGGAAACTTTTTATTGGTTCTGTATTCATGAGCCTGAAAGATCATATAATCAGAACCACCATCTTTGTTTACCTCAGATGGATATCTTAAAGAAGCGGTCATGATGTCCTAAATTTAGCGATTGGAAAGTTCATAACAATTTGCACCTCATCCTCTTGAACCTCATATAAGTTACTTATAACCTCAGCCCAACTGTATCTTCGAGGTTGTTTCCAATGATAATTGAAACCACTGAATCCCCACTTATAAACACCAGTGCAAGTGATAAATGGGTTCTGATCATATTGGATTTGAGGAGTCTTTGCCTTGTAAACAAAAACATAATATTGATCCAGTTGGGGAATAATAACAGATGGTGTAAGAGTATTTAATAACAAACTCATATTATAATCTGGATTCTCCGTTGTCTGATCAACAATATCTTCCAGTCTACTCATCAAAATAACCTGTCAATAGTGTTAATCACATCACCAACAGTGTTGGCAAGTTCACCAAGTGGACTAAAACCATTCACTGTGTAACTTTCATATGTGAAACTCACGTCAAAAGTTGTTGCGGTGTCAATCAGTTCAGAACCCAAAGAGATTTGACCGATGCTTACAGGATAAGCATTCAAAAAAGTAACTGTTAATGGTCGTGAGTAAAAAGAACCAAGCGTAGAATTCTCCAGTTTGGTAAGGGACATATCAGAAACAAAAGTGTTATAGTAATTCATCTTCTGAGTTCTACCTCTCTGTTGATTCGCATTGAGTGCAGTGGAATCAATCCACTCTCTGATTGATTTGTAAACCTCAAATCTTGAATTTTCAATCACTGTCATTACGAATGGTTTACCATAAACCACAGCGATCGGTTGTTCTCTAACAATGCCTTGATTCTCGTGACCGTTTGCAGCAACAGTCTGAAGACTGATACTTGGGATGGCAGTTGAATTGCAAAAGAACTTTAGATACTCCGAAGTCCTTCTATTAACTTTACCTGGGAGTTGAACTTCATAGAGAGTAGGTCTAGATACTCCCTTTTCCATTAAGGCTCTAGCCTGTTCGTATGACATTTCAATCTAAATATGTTATAAAGTTATTTATTAGTATGAAAGGGAAGTTCAAACCTTCGAACCCAGAAAAATATAAAGGTGATCCAACAAACATCATCTATCGTTCAAGTTGGGAGAAGATCTTCTGCAACTGGTGCGATAAGAACTCTGCAATTAAGAAGTGGAACTCAGAAGAAAAGATTGTTCCATACTATGATCCTGTCCAAAAGAAGTGGAGGAGATACTTCCCAGACTTTATGATTCATTATGAGAACAAGAATGGAATAATGATCACTGAGATGATTGAAGTAAAACCTCAACATCAAGTTGAAGGACCTCCCACTAACCCCAAAAGGAAGACACAGGGGTGGGTGAATCAAGTGTACACTTACATCACCAACCAGGCTAAGTGGAAAGCAGCAGAAGAGTATTGTGAGAACCAAGGGTGGAACTTTAGGATCGTGACTGAAGTGGAGTTGGGAATTAAGAGATAAATAAAGTATCTACTACATCATTCTTTGTAATGTCACTACCTAAGAATATTCGACCAGAGTATAATACAACCCTACCTTCAACTGGAAAGAGAATCAAATATCAACCATTTAGTGTAAGAGAAGAGAAGATTCTTATTCTTGCTGCAGAATCACAAGATGTGGATGAGGTTACAAATGCCATCACAAACATTCTTAAGAGTTGTATTACCAGCCCCATCGATTTAAAAATTGAAGAGCTTCCCCTATTTGATATTGAATTTCTGTTTCTAAAAACCAGAGCAAAATCTGCAGGAGAAACCATTAAGGTTAATATTACTGATCCCGGAGATGAAACATTCACTACAGAATGTGAGATTCAAATTGATAAAATTAAAGTAGAGAAGAATAAAGACCACAAAGAGATTATAGAACTATCTGATGGTGTCACCATCAAAATGAGGTATCCAGATATCTCATTCTTTAATGAAGGGATTCAGACCGAAGACATCTCATCAACTGTTAAGTTGATGGCAAAGTGTGTCTCTCAGATTATTTCTGGAGAAGAAGTATTCACCAGTACAGATATGACTGAAGAGGAGATTACAGAGTGGATTGAAGGATTGACCACAAATCAATTCAAAGAACTCTCTAACTTCTTCTCCACAATGCCGAAGATGGCACATTCAATCACCGCAAAGAACACCAACACAGGAGAGAACTTTACAATCAAACTTCAGGGGCTGGCTGATTTTTTCTAACGGCGATGATGCACACAAGTCTGCTCCACTACTATGAGCGTCTATTCGCCTTCAAACAATATCACCAGTGGAGCACTTCTGAAATTGGGGATCTTCTACCTTGGGAACTTGATGTTATGACTTCACTTCTTTCCAATTATATGGAAGCCAAAGAGGTAAAAAGAAAGCAAAGAGTAGCATCTCAACAAAGCAGATAAATAAAAGAAAAGCATAAAGCTAATGGCTGAAAGTACATTCCTACAAAAGTTCGCGAACCAAGGTGGAGAGGAAACAAAGACACTTAAGTCCATTGATAAGAATATAACTCTGCTCGTTAAGCTTACTCAAGGAGAACAAAAGCAAAAAGGTAGAAATAAAAGAAAAGAAGCTCAGGCTGCTAAAAGAAAAAGTGGCGATGTCTTTGGTAAACTTAGTGCAAAAGATAAGAAGACGGCAGAAAAAGAAGGGGGTGGCATCCTTAAGAAAATATTTGGTAAAGGCGGGTTAGGAAAACTCCTCACTAATAACGCTGTACTTATCGCAGGATTAGCTACAGTAGTTGGTGGTGCGATCTTTGCTTATTTTAAGAGCCCAAAGTTTAGGAAACTTATAAATGACACTACTAAAATTGTCTGGACCTTTACAAGAGATAATATACTAAAACCAACTTGGGGATGGATAAAAGAGAAAGCTCCAGAAGCAAAAGTCTGGATAGAGAATAAACTCCTAACACCAGCTTGGAATTGGATAAAAGAGAAAGCACCAGCTGCTTACAAAGTATTAGAAAAAGAAATTATCAAACCAGCCTTTAAATTTATTAAGGATGGGTTTATAAATTTACTTCCACCTTGGATACAGAATGTGTTAAGAGGTGGTGGTTCTATGTCGAACGAGCGTAGAAATTTTAACACTGGTGCCACTCAGCGTGAGCTTAGTGAGGTTCAAGGAGCGTTAAATAGAGATCCTAGCGATGAAGAAAAGAAAAAATTAGAAGCAAAGAAAAAGATACTAGAAGATTTAGTTAGGAGAACACAAAATTCAGAAGCAACAGAAAATAAAATTGCGGACCTCCAAAAGAATGTTGATATTAAACAGGGTCAAATAGATAAACCTGGCTTTCTTGAAAATAATCCAGTAAGTCAATCTATCCTTAAAGGTGCTGTCGCGAGAGGTGAGCAGGATATTATTGATAGACAAGCTGAACTTGAAGCTTATCAGAAAGAAACACAAAGAATAGCCAAACATCATGGTCTTTTAGAATCACTTAAAGAAAGATCAGGATACCAGGAACCACAAGAACTTCAAACAGGAGGACCTTTAAGAGTTCCTGGTTCTGGATCTGGTGATAAGGTTCCGATGATGTTGCCTGCTGGTTCATTTGTTATGAATCGGAATGCTGCTGGATTCCAAAATGGTGGAATGATTCCCACGATGTTGGAACCAGGTGAGAATGTTTATGGTCCTGGGAGTTGGAATGGGATGCATCAGATGATGAACTCTATGATTCCAAGGTTCCAAACTGGTGGAGTGGTGGAATACATCACAGGAGATAGATCCCACAACAATTACGCCGGAGATCATGGTGGTGGAAACTATCATGAACACATTGGATTTGAATCTCCAGCACAAATGACTGCGGCTGCTAAGTATCTGGAAGACGCAGGTTTCTATATTGGAAGTAGAAATGATGGCCAACATGCAGACACCTCTCTTCACTATTCAGATCGAGCCTTTGATGTTCCTTTCTATCCAAACCACACAAGAAAAGGTTACTCTGATGACAAAGCAGGAGAAGAGAAGTTCAGTGCTGAAGTAAGGAAGGCATTGAGAGAAGGTGGATATCCTGTTGCTGGTGCATCCGGTGGTGGTGGCGGCGGTGGCGGCGGTGGAGGAATGGGTGGAATGATGTCAAACATTGGTGGGATTCTTTCTGGCATTGGTGGTCAGATGGGAGAACTCTTCTCAGGATTAATAGGAGCCTTCGATGAAGTGTTCCCAGAAGTTGGTAATCTTTTCAGTGGCATCACTAGTTTATTCACCGGCGGCGGAGGAGGCGGTGGTTACACAGGACAATCTAACCCCCTTTCTGGCAGCACAAAAGAACAAGCCAAGATGATGTATGATTACGTCAAAGGTAAAGGATACTCCTCAGCTCAGGCAAAAGGAATCATCGCCAACATTTACAGAGAAAGTACTTTCAACCCAGCTGCAGTGGGTGATAGTGGATCTTCACATGGTCTCTTCCAGATGCACGCAGGCAGAAGTCGTAAGATGAGAGGTTCTGTTCCTAACTGGAGCTCCAACTGGAAGGGACAAATTGATCAAGCACTTACTGATGATGTTGGTCCACAATATAAATCAGCCACATCATCAATGAGTGCTGGTGATGCTGCTTATTGGTGGCAAAGTAAATTCGAAAGACCTGCTGATAGTGCAGCGGGTGGTCCTAACGACAGGAAACAAAGAGACTTTATTGCAAGTCTTGGATTCCAAAATGGTGGAGTTGTAAACATGAGAGGAAGTAGTTCACAATCCGATCAAAGATTTGAACAAGCACAACAGAAGTTTGCAGACAGAATCGCAGAGGGAGTTCAACCGGTTGTGATTCCAGTTCCGTCAGGTGGCGGTGGTGGAGGAGGAAGTGTGGTTCAGAACCCTGGCACACAAACTGCACCACCTAACTTATCTGATGGTCCATCCAGTCTACAAGCTGCTGAATATCTCTATCGCCTCAACATGGCAAATGCATTCTAATGTCTACAACTAAATTTTCTAACCCAACTCAATACGGAACAAGAAAGATTCAAATCGATGGTGAAGACATCATTGGATTGTTTTATTCTCTCGAAATCTTTGAGAACATTTACAGTCCAATTATCACTGGAACAATTTCTATTTTTGACACAGATGGTGCTGGATTTATTGAAAAGGAAGAGATTGAATTCATTGAGGATATTGAATTTGAATTTATTAATGCCAATGAAGAAATCTTAGAGTTCAAAGGAAAGTTGAATGGATTAAAAAATGAAACCGTTAAGGGACATAAGAAAATCTACGCGATTGATTTTACCTCTGAGACGATGAGAAAGAATGAAACAACCTTTGTTACTAAAAAATACAGCAACCAAAAACCTGGTGAGATTGTTGAAGAGATGGTTGAGAAGTTAGGTGGAGAGATTGATAAGAAAGACAATGATGGACAACCAATGTCATTTGTTTCTGGAAGAAGGAGACCCTGTGATGTGATTGGTTATGTTCTGACACATGGCGTTACACAAGAATCCAAAGTTTCAGATAAAGAGAAATCACAAAGTGAGAAAGCAGAAGGAACCACAGGGTACCTGTTCTGGGAAACACTGGATGGTTTTAGATTTGGTTCTGTTGATGGTGTGAATAAAGGAGAACTGGGTGAAAGACATGAAGACTTTAAGACACAACTCCAAAACAAAAACTTGACAATGGAAGAAACCATGAATGGAATTATTGACTATGAGTTCAAAGAGATTGGGGATTACCAATCAAAACTTAGGTCAGGTGCGTTTAAGAGTAATGTGATTACTTTTGATATGGATAAGGGTCTCTATAAAGAACACACTTATGAACCAGTGGTGGATTTCACAGCAACTAAAAAACAATTAGAGGCAATGGGTGACTTCCCAACTAGAACTATGTGGAAACCAATCTCCAATGAAAGGTTCGAACTAAACTGTTCTGCCGCAGATCCAAACACACACGACCAGTCTAAGAAATACCTTGCTCAAAATAATGTGAGACAAAACACTTTCAATGATCAGACAGGCAGCATAGTTCTTCCCCCTCAATATAAAATCAGATCAGGAGACACTATTGACATCAAGATCAGTAAGGTAAAGAGTACCACTGACACAGAGGGTGGTTATGATAAGAAACACTCAGGACGATATCTTATCAAACAGGTTGGTCATCACATCACCTCTGATGGTAGGGCATATACCAAGATAAGTACTTGTAGGACAACAGTACAACAGAACGATAACACTTCAGAAAAATCATGACCGAACCTTTACCATCACAAAAACCAAATTTCTTTGGTAAAGACAGATTTGTTTCGTTTATCGGACAAGTTGAAGATGTAAATGACCCCAAACATTCCAACCGAGTAAAGGTTAGATGTATTGGTTGGCACCCTAATAAAAAGAAGGGAGAGAACTCACTCAGCACTGATGACCTTCCATGGGCAAGAGTTGGAATGCCACCCACCCATGCACAACAGGGAAGAATTGGTGGCAAACATGGACTTCTCCCTGGTTCATGGGTGTTTGGTTTCTTCTTAGATGGTGAAGATGCTCAGGATCCTATGGTCCTTAGTAGTTTTGATTTCACTGCTAAGGCGTCAGATAAAGATAACAGAACAGAACAGAAAGGAAGAGATGGCAAAGTCTCAGAAGAAGATAGGGCTCTTGATAAAACAACGATTGCCCCTAAAGTTGGAAAGAACTCCAACACCAGCACTGTTTCTGAGAAACAAATAAAAGGAACCTCCAGTCCTGGAGACCCCGCTGGTGACACAGTAGCAACCAATGCAATCGACCCATGCACTGGAACTGCATCAAACAAATCTCTTGCTGCCACCCTAAGAGAAGAAGAAGAACTCGGTAAGACTGGAGATGGAAAAGAAGAGTCACAAAACTATGGTGTCTCTATTGCTGATGGATTGTGTGGTTCTTCTGCTCATGCCGCTGATGACATTCAGAGGAAGATAAAAGAAAGAATCCCACCAGCAGTTAGTCGTTTTGTTTATGGTGATGTTGTTTGGAATTCCTTCTCTGGAAACTTCATCGACATGAATGGAATGTTGTTGCAGTTGGCAAAAGAGTTGTGTAGTTTATTGAAACAACCTGCTCAGGCACTAAAGGCAATCACAGAAGAGATTAACAGAATTAAGAAAGCAGTTGGACTCCAAGTTCCAGACAGAGATGGTGTTGCAACACAGGCATCAGACACTGCAACCACCACAGCTGATGATATGTTCCATGGCATCTTTGCTAGTACTTTGATTGACATTCTGTGTCAGTTGATTATGCAAGAGTTACAGAACATCAATAATGATCAAAACGAATCATCTCTGTCAGATAACAATCAAGGTTATGGAACAAACCCGAACACCTCACTGACTAACACAGAAGCAAGATGCATTACAGATAGACTTTTAGATAACGTCAATACACTTACAAATAACGCAATCGATGAAGCTCTGAGGCAATCAGAGGAGGCATCTAATGGTGGTTCAAACTCTGGCAGTGCTGAGAGTTATATCATGTCAATTCTTGGTTCTCTTCAAGGTGTTATGAGGTTTGCACTCACTCAAAAGTATTCTGTGTTTGCTGGTATCTTCAATAAGTCAGGTCCAATGTCACAGGACATTTTGACTAAAGCAATGGGTTGTATCAATGAAAGACAATATCTAACATTCGCAGGTGCCCTAAGTGCAGGTGGAGGAGGATCAGGGTCTGGTTCTGGTAATGGTGATGGATCTTCTGGTTATGGTTCCTTTACAGATAACTTACCAAACGTTGGGTTTGGTGGTTACCCAGGATCAGGAACTGGAGAAATCTCTTATGAACTTTGTGAGGAAGCAACGGATCCAGATTTCTGCTCAGGGAGTGCCCTTGATAATTGTGGTAGCCCAACAAACCCAGGTGGCGGTGGTGGTCAAGTTGTCCCACTTCCACTCCCAAGTGATAACGAAGTATGTGCACAGAATTACATTCAGGGAATTCCAAACACAATCATTATCACCAACACAGGTAAAGATTACTTCTTTGCCAATCCAACGACTGAAAAGAACTCATTCCCATCTATCTTTATTAGAAACTACAAAGGAAGGCCCCTTCCTGTTGTTGACAGAGACACTGGTGAACTGGTTGCAATCCTAACAACATGTAAGGACTGGCCAGACATCCCAGCACCACCTGTTACAATTATCCCAGATGATAACCCCAACGGAATTACAACAGACGATCCCAACTTTGAGATTGTTTTAGGTGGATTGGTGGTTGCTAACACTGGGTTCCAGTACTGTAATCCAAAGATTGAAATCTTTGATAAAGATAAAAAGAAAGCAAATGGAGAAGCGACTCTCACCATTATTGATGGTAGGATCGTTGAGGCAGAGATTCTAAATAAGGGTAGTGGATTCAAAAGACTACCAGAGATAAGAATCACAGACGATGGTTCTTCATGCGGAACGAATGGTGGATTTGGTAGTGTGATCTATCCCATCATGGAAGTTATTCCTAAAGAAGATAGTGAGTTAGGTTCAGTCGTCAGTGCTCTTGAAGTTGTTTATTGTCCATCAAAGAACCTAAAGAATCTTTATTAAAATGCCAGCAGGATCTAAAATTACAGATGATGCTCAGGAGTTTCAGTTTTCACTCCCCTTCATCTCACCAAGTGGTCATGAGTTCTCTTTCTATGACACTCCAGATAACCAGAGACTGGTTATTCGCCACACCAGTGGTTCTCACATGGAGTTCAAAGCGGATGGAAGTGTCTTTATCAAGGCAGTTAAGGATCTTCACACTCACTCCAGTGTGGCCTCTTCTCAGTCTGCAATGGCAGGTGGTGCAGATAACACCACAGTAAGACATGATACAGATTACACAATGGAAGTTGCAGGAAGACTTCGTTTCAAGTGTGATCAGTTAGACTTTGAGATTGGATCAACCGGTCGAATTATTGCTGGTACTGATTTGATTCTCAGTTCCAACAACATGATCAATAAGGCAACTGAATCCATCTCACTGGAAGGAACAAAGTCCATCTATGTGGACACCAAAGAGATGAGAGAACGCGTTCAATCCAGACAAACAGAAACAGGCACAGCGGGATCCGCACAAACACCTGGTGGATTGAATGTGATGAGAGTACATGGAAACACAATTATTGATAACCAAGATCCTAATGGTGGAATTACAATCTCTTCCGCTGGTTATCTAAACCTGGTGGCAGGAGCAGAGAGAGTTGATATTGTTGGGAAATACACCACAACTCCCTCAACAATGGCACTCGGAACATTCACCCAGAGAATCTTTCCTTCTGTTGGTGCCCTGGATGTTTCCACAAGTAAAGGTGATTACATCTTCCAATCCTCTGCAGGCGCCCACTACACTTATTCGATGCTCACATCCGGTTCTTCTCTTTCAAAGACTGATGGTTTATCAGAGAATGTTGTCTTGGGTAACGACACCAAAACTGTTCTGGTGGGTAATAAGACCGAAACAGTTACAGCAGGTAACAGAGTTCGATCAGTTGGACTGAACGAAACAGTAACAATTGGGGGCATCCAGAAAGTTACTGCCACTAAGATCTTCCTGAACTGATATGTCAATTGTAATCCCTACCACTGGGATGGAATATACCATTGTCCCAGATGGAAATATTTTAACTCCACCGTCAGGGGGAACAACTTATCCTGGTTCTGATGTACCTTACACTTGGGTATCAACTGACATAAGTTATGCAAGTTGTATCCAGTTAAACAACTACAGAGTTAATGCAAGATACAGAGTTGTGTCACCACTTGTAACTCCACCCACCGGGACCATAGGACAACCAGGATATGACCCAGGTGGCACATCATACACAATCACATACCCAGATTGGGAACTCATCTCCCAAACCTTAACATCAACCTCTCACGCGAATTCTACTCCAGGTAATCCATTCCAACAGATCTCACCTTATCTAACTGCCACACCAGGAACTTATGGTATAGCAGTTGCAGGTTTTGTGGATGGTACCTGTTACGATTACTTTAAAGTATTTGACCAGAGCGAGTCTGGTTATCTGGAAGCAAACGGGCCCTTTGATTCCACACCAATTGAGAATGAAGTCATCCCAACCACGCCATACAATCCACCATCAGAGTATCCAATTGATGCATTAACTAAGTTTATCCCAGACACCAGAGAATCAGTGACGGTTACTTATGAGTTAGAAACGGTTTATGAATTCTTCGGAGTTGAGTACACAAGTACAATCAACATCACTCATGTGGTAACTCAGTCGACAGATAATTGGAGTTCTCAGGTTAAAACATTGGTGGACCATTCTTACTTTGCCCATGGAGTTGTTCCACAGAAACCCAACTAATGAATATCCTAACAGACACCTCTGGTGAGTGGCACTTCTTAGATAAAGATTACAAAGATGTGTTCTTCACTAACTGGAATGACATTCCTGAGGACTTTGAGTTCTCACATGTTATTAAGTTCAAACCAAACATTCCACCAGCCCCTCACACACCAGAACAACATCTGGAGGTTGAAGAATGGAATGGCAGACTAAATAAATTGATGGAGCAAGAAAGAAATGCCAGCAGCAACTAGAATCGGCGACAATGATGTACCTCATTGTAGTGGTATGGTTAGGGCAGTTGGAAGTCCTAATGTTTTTGTAAATGGAATCCCATGGAGTAGACAAGGGGATGTAAACACTCCTCATCTATTACCTGGTGACCCGTGTCCCACTCACGCTGCACCAATTGCTGTAGGTTCTACAACTGTAATTATCAACGGTAAGGGAGCAGGAAGAGTGGGAGATGCCATCTCTGGTTGCACTTCAGTTGCCCAAGGGTCTGATAATGTAATCGCTGGACCTTAGTTGTAATGACTGAACCCATTGGTTCGTGTTACTTCAATATTACGATCAAACTTATCAATGAAGTTACCAGACAAAGTGTGGTCCACAACGACCACATTGGTATCTTCTAACTTATAACGAAGAATTGCAAAGAGAAGTTCTTTACCTGTGTCGTCCAGAGAAGACGAGAAGACTTCATCTAAGAAAAGAATATTAGTGGAGACAGAGTTCTTCAGGCGGCAGAGTTCTCTCCAAGTGAAGAGAAGTGCCAGGTCAATGCGTCCTTTCTGTCCTTCAGAGAAAGAACCATAAGAGAAGTCTTGGTGTAAAGGTGAAGACACAGACTCGTTAAACTCTCCGTCCAGTGTGAAGTGAAGTGGGAGGTCTAAGTCACTTAGGTACTTACGGATGTATTGATTCATCACTGGAAGATACTTCTTCACAATCTGTGTTTTGATTCCTGAGTCCCTCAGGAGCTCCACCACAACCTCGTGTTCCTGACATGTCTGGAGAAGGTTAATCTTCTTACCTTTCATACCCTTAAGATCATCTCTGAGTATCTCTAACTTACCATTCTCCTTATCAATGGATCCAGAGTTCATCTGAATCTCTGTGATCTTATTCTCGGATTCCTTAATAACTTTTTGGTGAGAATCAATCAGAGTCTGTTTCTTGAAAACATCATTCTGAATTCCTTGAATCTCAACTTGAATTTCTCGTGCCTTGTCAAGGATGTTCTGATTATCAGTCATCAACTTGCGGGCATCTTTAGTTGCCTTCTCAAACTCATCAACCTGAGATTCTGATTCAGAGATGTACTTCTGTTTAATTTCAGGTTGAATGTCTTGGTTACATGTGTGACACACATCGTTGTCACGATAAAAGGAAATGTTCTTATCTAATCTCTCAATCTTATTCCCAAGTTTAATGATGACTTTGTTGAACTCTTGGACTTTGCGATCAGGGCCTCCTTTAAGAAGTTCCTGCGCTCTTCCCAAGAGAGAAGTTTCAGTTTCAGAGAGTCCAGAGACATCTTTTGCCTGTTTCTCTGAAAGTTGAATAAGTTCTTCAATCTTTGTTTCAAGTTCTTTAATGTTGTCATTGGATTGGTTTTCGAGCTCCTTTACTCTTTGTTCTTGTAAGTCGATCTTATACTCAAGATTACCAATGTCTCCATCTGATTCTCTCAGGCGGTCTCTCAGTCCCTTCAGTCGCTCTTTGGCGATGACAGACATGGTAGAAAAGACTTTGATGTCAAGGAAGTCCTCAACACACTCACGCCTTCCCACAGAGGGAAGTTGCATGAAAGGAACAAAGTTAGAAGAACCCAGAATAACAATCTGTGTGAAACTACGATAAGTCAGTTTCAGAATGTTTTGTTCTAGGGATAGTTGTGTGTCCTTATCTGCTGCAGAATTATCTAGTTGTTCACCGTTTTTCCAAACCTCAAACACTTTGGGTTTCATTCCACGAACGACTTTGTAGTCGTTATTTCCAATAGTAAATTCAATCTCAGTAAGTAAACCCTTCTTATTCTGAGTGTTCAGAAGTTGAGGCAGGTTAACACGACGAAAACTTTTACCAAAAAGAGAGTAAGTAAGTGCATCCAAAATGGTTGACTTACCACTCCCGTTTGTTCCATGAACTAAAGTTGTTCGTGTCTCATTTAGATTTAGCGTTACTGGTTGGTTACCAACTGAAAGAAAGTTTGAGAATGTTAAACGGTTGAAGATAATCACAAATTGAAATCATTACTAATAGTTTCCATTCTTGGAATGATAACCTGACCAGGTTCCACGATGCTATAAGCATAACCAAGAAGATCACAGAGTTTATCAACGTCACCTGGTGGTGTCTCTGTGATGTGTAGATCTTGCCCTAGGGCCTCTAACATTGTATTATAGCAGATGGCATCATCTTTTTCAACAAAGAACTGAACCACTGTGGTTCCTTCTGTGTCAAGAGTGGCAAAGGCACCCGACTCAATGTCGTTTTCGTCTTTTGTAAGTAAGTACATTAAACCTCCTGTGATTCAACATAAAGGGACTTGAATATATCAATTAGATTCTCTTTGTTAACGTCATTGTCCATGGCGTTGACGTATTTTGTGAGAGTGGTTAGAGTGTCTTCTGATTCAACCTCAACGTCATCATCGACACTGATATCAATGTTCTCAATAACTTTGACATCGTGAACTCCAGCCTTATAAAGGTCGTCAACTAACTTGGATAACTTCTGTGGTGTTGACGATTCTTCAACGATAATCTTTATTTGACTACCATTGTATTTATTTGGATTGATGAGTTTTCCTTGCTTATAATAAATCTTATGGTACATCGTGTTTGGATTTGGAATGAATTCTAGTTCACCACTGACCAAATCATAGATGTGGAAGCCACGAGTCTCCCCTTCATCATTCCAATACAACTGGTAAGGGTTTCCCAAATAAGTAACATTACCAGAGGAGGAACGCTTGTGAAAGTGCCCAGAGAAGACTTGGTTAAAGTGGGAGAATATCTTAAAATCTGTGCCATGTTGGCATTGGTAATCTTTATTGGCATAAAATCCAGCCAGCTCCAAGTGACCCATACAGACTTGGGCTTCTGAGTATGCCAACTCCTCAGAGAAATCTTGTGCGTTATCCTCACAGATCCACGGGACCATAAAGATCTTGGTTCCCTTTATGTTTGCAGTCTGAGGTGAGTCATACACTTTGATGTTAGTGTACTCCGTCAGGTTCAGTCCTGGAGAGTTGATTTTGAGTGACTGTTTGTAGAAGATGTCGTGGTTTCCGACGATGATATGAGTTTCGATTCCTCGCTCAAAGAGCGGATCAAAGACTGCCCGCTTGGCCCAATCAAGAGACCAGTAATCAATACCTTTGCGGACATCAAAGCAATCCCCAAGATGAATAACGGTATCAATTCCATGTTTATCTAGAGTTGGAAAGAAGGTGTCTCGATAAAATGTTTCAAAGTAATCGTGGAATATTTGATTTCCTTTCTTGACACCGAAATGAGTATCCGTGATAAGAGCTACTTTATTAGACATTGATTGTATCGATAACTCTATCTAATTCTGTGATTTGTTTGACATGATACTCACGCCATTCTTGAATTGCAAGTTTGAATCCAGCAATCAGATTGTCACTCATTTCTGGTTGGTCGTGTTGAATATCTGCGATAAGGTCCGCAAACTGTTCTGCATAAAACTCAACGGTTCCATACTTCTTAAGCTCTTCCATACTTTTGAAGGTATCTAACATCCTCATTATAATCGTATTCTTCCTGGGCGTCAAGCTTGGCCTGGTCTCTAACGGGAACTTGCTGGTCCTGTGGTGTCCTTAGGTCGTCCTTTGTAACAGGTTTCAGGTCGTCAATCTTCTCGTCCTTAGCCAGAAGTGACTCACCATCCCTATCAACCCTCACACCCTTTCTGTCCTTCTCTCCTTGAACTCTGGAGAGAGTGGCAGCAAACTTTGCCTTAGACTCCACATCTCCAGTATCAACGTCTCCATGAACTGCCTGGTGGGCGTCTTCAGGTTCAGCACCACTCTCTCTGTGATTATCAACTTCCTTTCTCTGTTGTGTTACAGGATGCTCAGCACTAAAAGATGGAGGAGTCTCCATCGGAGGTTCCTCATCTCTGAATTGTGGTTTGGGTTGAACTCTCATCTCATCAAAGAGTTCATAAAGTGGAGTAAGGGGATCCATAACTTATGTTTTTAGTTATTTATTTACCCTTACGCCTCTGATCCACAGCATCTTTGATTGAGTTATAATCAGCAGAGGATCCAAGGGCATCAGATTCAAAGAGTTCTTCGAAACCAGACTTGGCGATAATCTTATCACAGATCTCAATCTGTCTCTTCTCTTTACCAATTCTTCTGATGAATGCGTACCAACAAACTTGAGTGAAGTAAGCGAATGGGTTCTTGGATTTCTCTGGGTCAAACCTGTGCCAGTAAAGAACACAGTTCTCCACAGCATCCATCACCATGTCCTGACGGTAAATGTAATTAGAGAAGTTGGGTCTCATTGAGAGGTGTTCTGCAATGTCCAAGAAACACTTACCGATGTAACGAGGCATCGGGGGGACTTCCTTCCCTTCTTTTTTTAGACGGTCAGCTTTAGCTCTGTAATCAATAATAGCAGCGTAAAAATCTTTGTTATTAATAAAGTGATTACTCTTCCTTCTTTTTCTGACGGGTTCTGACATTTTGTGTTTATCGTTGTTATTATTATAACGAATCTTATTCGTTTTGCTTATCGCTTTGCAGTCCCCCTCTTTTTGATTAAGATGTTAGTGTCACTAAGAAAGGATACTAAGCTTAGCTACTCAGGAACATCAAGAGAATTATTATACATATTCTCTAACTTATCCCTGTAAGTTTTAGTATCTCCGATATAACCACTGTTATCAGAAGATTCAATCTTCCTTTTTACCGGAGAAGAAAGACGCGCCGCGATTAGAGCTCTTTGATAAAACTCAACAGCAAACTTATCTAATTCAGAAATTGTGATGATGTGACTCTTATTCACCAACACCATGTCATCATTAGAATAAGTCAACCACTTCTTTGGAAGTAACCCACTCTTGGCAATGCCTCTCTTATGATCAATAATTTGAGTTGATTCAGTTATAACAATCGGATTCCCCAACACCATCATCTCTTCCCCGCACTCTTCAGTAACAAACACTTCAGCAAGAAGTTCTTCTCCTGTGATTAGTTTTAGGTTTGCGTGGAATGTTTCATTCATATGTTTATTTTCGCTGTACCTGTATTTAGAGAGAGTGTGGTAACCCTGTATTCGAAGTTCTCATCAATGTAAAACTTAATCCTTTCAGATAAGTGATTCAAAGTGAAGTTGTTTCTTGCCCCTTGTTTCCTAAAGTCATCTGCGATGTCATAAAGAAGAACAGACTCTTTACCTTTTGCCTTCCTCAGTCCTCTACCAATTGACTGGAGCACTCTGATTCTAGACTTTGAAGGGGAAGCAAAGACGACGTGGTGCAAGTTTTTGATGTTAACACCCGTAGACATAGTACCATAAGAACCAAGAATAACATTATTGTTCGACGTTTCTGCCACGGCACGTACTTCTTCTCGAACTTTAACATCTGTGTCTCCGTAAATTAAGTGAACTGGGCGAGTTGTTTTACTCTTGATCATCTCATGAAGAGGTAATCCTTGTCCCTCAACTCTCGTAAAGAGAACAAGAACATTACCTTTGAGATCACATGTGAGATTTGTAATGAATTTGTTTCGATCCTCCATCAATCCGATTGCTTCCAACTCATCATTATAAGTGGCAAAGGATTGAGGTTCGTGCTTGAGAGTAATAATCTCAACCTTGAGTTGTGCCAAGAAACCTTTATCCATCAAATCTGATGAAGAGGTTGTCTTGAACACAGGACCAAACTGACCTTCAAGAATTAGTTTATTGACGTTCTTCCCATCTAAGGTTCCAGTAAAACCATAACGCCACTTCACATCAGGCATCTTTTTCATAATGCCATTGAGACACTTTGCCTTGAAGTTGTGGCACTCGTCACCAATCACTCCATCAAACTGACGGAACCACTTCTTCTCCAACCCATAAATGGATTGCCAGGTTGAGACAGTTACAGGTGCCTTAGTGTCAAGAGAGTGACCTTGATAAATCTTATGAACATTCTCTTCCACATCCCAACCATACTCAGCGAAGTCCTTTGTCATCTGTTCCACAAGACCCTTAGAAGGAACCACAATAAGAGTTCTCTTACCAATGGACTTCAGATACCTGGCAATGGAATAAATCATCAGAGACTTACCTGAACCAGTTGGTGACACGATTGTCTTTCTGTACTCCTTCAGAGCATGAAACACAGTCTCCACCTGATAATTTCTGGGTTTGATTCCAGAAATCTTATTCATAAAGAGTTCCACACCTTCATAAAAGATGCGGTCATCTTGTTCATAAGGAACACCATAAAACTTATTATCATCAAACTTCCACTCATAATCATGCTTGTCACACCACTTACAAAGTCTATAAGTTAGACCAGCAGGAAGAGTTTGTTTGGCAACAGAAAATAATCTTACCTTTCCATCCCAGTACTTCTTTCTGTAAGCAGGAGAAAAGGAAGCACCCTCAACATCAAAGGAGAACGCTTCTTGTGCTTCGTAAAGAACGTGTTGAGGACAATCAATGAATATATCGTTCTCGTTTTTCTTTGAGATCGTAATAATGTCAGTCATACATTATTTATAATCCCTTTACTCAACTTGCTTATTTGATGTAGAACCCCTTCCTTTTGAAGTCCCCATCCTCAACATAATTCATATCCTTTATCTCCTCACCCTCCCACACAGGAATTGCCATTGAGTTTCCATATCTAAAATCTGGATTCCTCCTGAAGTGAACCTCAATCAACTTCCCACCAATAAATTCACAGTTTATCCACTCATAATTACCAGAGAGGTTCTGAAGGATATCAGGGAAGAACACAAGTCTTTCCACCTTATACCACATTCTCCACCTCCACAGAGGGTCCTGCTCGTCTCTCAGGCCCTTTACAATCAACTCTGGTTGTTGATTATGAAAGTCAACACTCAAGTGTTCTCCACTAAAAACCTCAGACCAAAAAAGACTTGGGTGAAGATGATCTGTCTCAGACGAAATAAACTTTCTTTCTGCACCAACACCCATTCCCAAAAGGTTCATTGTGGGACGAACAATGTACTCACCAGACTGTGGAACATTTACGCCAACAGGACCACAGTAATAACCCAACTTAGTGGAAATAATAAGTTTGTTATAAACCCAGAGATCATCTGGGTGTATTGATTTCCACTCTTCACATCCTGATGGTGGTTCAAAATCCTGTTCCTGATGTGTCATTCTGTTTGTCATCAATTATCTCAACATGATCCACATGGACCTTCCACATATAGTGATAATACTTGAGTTGTTCATAACACTCAAAGATTACTGACTTACCACTCTTTAGTACAAGTTTATAGTGGTGACGATCGTACAATTGATCGCTCGTTTGTGTGAACACTTTCATAGGATTTGATTAGTCTTTGTGTTTGTTTTTTGTCTGTTCCTTCTGGTGCGTTATTAAGACAGATAAGAATCAATTCCTCATCACTGATGGTTGGTTTAATTGTAAACCCCCACTTATCAAATTTACCTTCTGGTGCTTCTGGTACTCCATTAAACTCCACCTGTGAATGAACGCCAGTTTATCATATTTTTGATGTTGAAACTCATCTGGTGAAT